TTCTTGTACGTAGTGCCAGTGACTTAATTAGTCTTGACAAGCCTAACTATCAATTCGCCGCCGCACGTTTACTATTATATGGTCTTCGCAAAATTGTATTTGGCAAGTTTGATTACGTTCCATTGTATGACTTAGTTAAGGCCAACGTAGCCGCTGGTGTATACGATGCTGAGTTGCTAGAGCAGTACACAGAAGCTGAATGGCGCCAACTTGATGTTTACATCAATCACCAACGCGACTTAGACTTTACCTACGCAGGCATGCGTCAAGTGGTGGACAAGTACCTTGTTCAAGATCGTAGCAATGGTCACATCTACGAAACTCCACAGTACATGTACATGATGATTGCCGCAACATTGTTTGCCACATATCCAGCTGACAAGCGACTGAGTTTTATTCGTCGTTACTACGATGCTATCTCTACGTTTAAGATCAACATCCCTACTCCTGTTATGAGTGGTGTGCGTACTCCTATTCGTCAGTTTGCAAGTTGCGTATTAGTTGATGTTGACGATACACTACCCTCAATCTTTAACAGCAGTTCAGCAGTAGGTTATTACATTGCTCAACGTGCCGGTATTGGTTTGAACGTTGGTCGTATCCGTGCTATCAATTCTAAGATTCGTGGCGGCGAAGTTGCACACACTGGTGTTATTCCATTCTTGAAAGTATACGAATCTGTTGTGCGTAGTTGCACACAAAACGGTGTTCGCGGCGGATCAGCTACAGTTCACTTTCCAATCTGGCACAAAGAGATTGGCGATGTTATTGTTCTTAAAAACAACAAAGGTACAGAAGACAATCGTGTACGTAAACTTGATTACTCGATTCAGTTAAGCAAGATTTTCTACGAACGCTTGTTGGCTGATGGTGATATTACATTGTTCTCTCCACACGAAGTTCCAGGCTTGTACGAAGCGTTTGGTAACAACGAAGTGTTTGATGAGTTGTATGTCAAGTACGAAAAGGATCCAAAGATTCCCAAGAAAACTGTTAAGGCCATGGCATTGTTTGGCGAGTTGCTAAAGGAACGTGCAGAGACTGGTCGTATCTATATCATGAACATTGACCACTGTAATAGCCACAGCAGTTTCTTAGACATGGTGCGTATGAGCAACTTGTGTCAAGAGATTACGTTGCCAACAGATCCTATTCAAACACTAGATGACAAGGAAGGCGAAATTGCTCTTTGCATTCTAAGTGCTATCAACGTAGGCAATGTACGTGAATTAGATGACTTGAAGAACCTAACTGAGCTTGCAGTTCGTGCGTTGGATCAGATCATCGACTATCAACGTTATCCAGTTATTGCCGCAGAAATTAGTACAAAGGCTCGTCGCAGTCTTGGCATTGGCTACATTGGTCTTGCACACTACTTGGCCAAGAAGGGTTTGAAGTACAGTGATATCGAAGCCGCCCAATCAGTTAACCGCTTGACAGAAGCATTCCAGTACTACTTGATCAAAGCCAGTGTTGAACTTGCAAAAGAAAAAGGCCCTTGCGAATACTTCAGTCGTACCAAGTACAGCCAAGGCATCCTGCCAATTGACACATATAAGCGTGATGTTGACGAGTTCCTAGGAACAGACTTGCACTACGATTGGGAATTGTTACGTCGCGAAGTTGCTGAGCATGGCATGCGTCACAGCACACTAAGCGCACAAATGCCAAGCGAATCTAGTTCTGTAGCTAGCAATGAAACCAACGGCATCGAACCTCCACGTGCGGCAATGAGCACAAAGAAGAGTAAGAAAGGACCACTCAAGCAAATTGTTCCACAATACGGTAGCTTGAAGCATAACTACTCTTACTTGTATGAAGAAGGTGTCCAGGATGGTTATGTCAAGATTGTTGCTGCCATGCAAAAGTATTTTGACCAAGCAATTTCGGGCAACTGGAGTTACAATCCAAAACACTATCCCAACAACGAAGTGCCAATGAGTATCATGTTCCGTGACTTATTGACAACTTACAAGTTGGGTTGGAAGACTTCGTACTATCAGAACACATACGACATGAAGGGTGAGGACGAAGACACCCTTGACACTACAGCCGCACCTATGTTACAATTACAACAAGTAAATGATGACGATGCAGAAGCTTGCGAAGCCTGCACAATTTAAGGATTAAGAAAGTGGCAACAGTTTTTAATAAGGACAAAGTAGACTTTACCAAACAGCCGATGTTTTTTGGTGAAGCACTTAACGCTCAAAGGTTTGACACCTTTAAGTATCCAGTGTTTGACAAGCTAACGCAAACACAACTTGGATACTTCTGGAGACCAGAAGAAGTGTCGTTACAAAAGGATCGCAGTGATTATCTTGACTTTCGTGACGAACAAAAGTTTATCTTCACTGCAAACCTAAAGTATCAGATCTTGTTAGACAGTGTACAAGGCCGTGGCCCAGCAATGGCGTTCATGCCATTTTGCTCACTACCTGAACTTGAAGGCTGCATGAACGCTTGGCAGTTCTTTGAGAATATTCACAGTCGCAGTTACACGCACATTATCAAGAACATCTACAGTAATCCCAGTGAAGTGTTTGACACTTTACTAGACGATGAAAAGATTATTGCCCGTGCCAAGTCGGTGACCAAGGCCTACGACGACTTTTTAGCGGTTGCTGGTCAATACTTTTATGCTGGCAAAGGCACCTTGCGTGAAGTCAAGAAGAAGTTGTTCTTGGCAGTGGTCAATGTCAATGCACTTGAAGCATTGCGATTCTATGTATCGTTTGCATGTAGCTTTGCGTTTGGCGAGTTAAAGAAGATGGAAGGCTCTGCTAAGATCATTAGTCTTATTGCTCGTGACGAAAGTCAGCACCTAAGCATTACAAGCCACATTATTAAAAATTGGTTCAAAGGTGATGATCCCGAGATGCAGGAAATTGCCAACGAACTCATCGGCGAGATTGGCAAGATTTATGATTTGGTTGTAGCCGAAGAAAAAGACTGGGCTGACTATTTGTTTAGTCGTGGTGCTATTGTTGGTCTTAATGCAAAACTACTGCATCAGTATGTTGAACACATTGCCAACAAGCGCCTTAAAGGCCTTGGCGTAGAAACACGTTACGAACGTAGCGCAAATGACAACCCTTTACCTTGGACTGATCATTGGACAAGCAGCAAAGGATTGCAAGTAGCTCCACAGGAAACAGAAATTGAAAGTTATGTTATCGGTGGAATTAAACAAGACGTAAGCAAAGATACCTTTGCTGGATTTAAACTTTAAGGAAAAAAATGTTAATCGATGTTAAACGTGATGGTGATGTAGTAACTCTAAAGATGAGTTCAGGCGAAGAACTAATTGGTACTTACAAAGATGATGATAGTTCTACGTACACTATTGATCGTCCAGTGACACTGAGTGTGGGACCAAAAGGTGGCCCGGCACTTACACCATACTTGATGACTGTTAATCCAGGAAACACACGCAACCTAAAGATCAACAAAGCATTAGTAGTGTGCGTGGCAAATACTGACAAAGAACTTGCTGACCAATACAGCAGTGCTATGAGTGGTATTCAAGTTGCACCAGCAGGACTAAAGTTCTGATGCCAGCAGTTCATCGTCAAGGTGATTCTAACGATGGCGGTGGAGTCATTGAAGATGTTGCCCAAGGTACAGTATACGTTAACGGTCAATTGGCCAGTGTTGACGGCAGTAGTGTAAGTGGGCACGATTTACATTTGCCTACTGCAACAGCAAACGGTAGCCCCACAGTGTTTATTGGGGGTGTTCCTGTAAATCGAGCAGGTGATGAGGATGAATGTGGACATGGGCGGGCAGAAGGTAGCCCAGACGTACATGTAGGTTAAAATGAAATCTCCCATAAATAGCTGGGAGATTTCAACATGTGTGATGCAAAAGCGCCCGGTGCGGGCAAAAGACTAACAACAGAAAGTGGGGTAATCTATTACCCCAATGACGCTGAAGGACATGCAGCCGCCAGTGCCGACATGGCCAAGACAATGGGCGCCGGTTCAGGCGAGGGCCAACAGCCACCACCACCAACAGAAAACCCTAATCCTCCAGAGGGCTGTGAAGACTACTCGGACGCATTGTGGGACAAGCCATGTAGCAAGTATTTCAAGTATGCTCACATGAAATACAAACCAGTTCCAAATCCACAGGCAAACTTAACAGCGAATCAAATTGCATGTAACTGGCAAAAAACATGCAAAAATATTTTAGATCCTTTAATTGACGCAGGATTTAAAATTACAATTAGTTCTGGTTATAGGACTCCAGAATTTGACAGGTCTCTTGGTGCTAAAAACAGCATTGGAGATCACCCATGCGGTCGTGCTACAGATATTCAGATACTAGGACAAGGCGACCCAGCTGAAAAAGCCAAAGACTTATTCAAGTACATTGGCAAAAACATGAGCGGATCTTTTAGTCAGTTGATTTACGAAGGTCGATGGGTACATGTGGCCCACGGCGGCAATAGTCCAGCCAGTGTAGCAGTATTGGTTGCTAGAACTGGTTCTGCTCCTTATCAGCAGGTTGGGGGCAAAGCCGGAACAAGTCTTCCACCAGATCTAAAGTGGGCCTAATGCGTTACGACGAGCATGCCACTGTTGAAAAACTTTGGCTTGATCTAACGACTGCAATGATACGCAAGTACGGAGCACTACGAACAGCAGGTATACTTGCAGGTATACTTGCAAGACGTACCAAAGGTGACATTGATCTAAAGCGCGAGCTGAAACGTCGAATAGAAGAAGTATAAGTAATACACCATGGCAAATATCCCAGTTATCCCCGGCGTCAGTGTTGCAACCAAAGGCATCCTAAACAAACCAATCAAAGACATTATTTGTGCTATCTTGTTTGGTGGTATCAACAACATGCTCAAAGGTCCACTGATCTGTGTCAATCTTGACATTGATACCTTATTACAAGAAAATGTAGATGGTATCCCTAGCTTAGCCGATTTAAAAAATGAGCTGGCTTCCTTAAAGGACGAACTCAAGGCCGCTGAAGCCATGTCTGGAATCCCAGAAACGTTGGCTCGCGTAAATGCAGCCATTGCCGAAGTACAAAGTTTATTAGCCTTGGATGGGCTATGTGCTATTCCACTCAAGGCACCAAAAATACCCGATGTTGTTGCACAAGTCATTGACGCAGAATTTAGAGAGATGAATGCAATCTTAAATGACTTGGGTAGGTTGGCAAAGCCCAGCATGTGCTTGGATGCAGGCGGTGGCATGAGTCTTGGTAAAGGATACAATCCCGACAGCATCTTAGGCAGCATACAAAAGCATGGCGGCAAGATGGCAGACATTCCTGGTGACAAAATTGATGCTCTTAAAAAACGTTTGCAAGGCGTTACCAAAGCACTAAAAAAATCTATCAACAGACAACTGTTTCCAGACTTCCGTCACAAGCATGATCTAACAACAGGCAAACCTTGGGTAGCAGGTGGCGGACCTACACTGGCTGGACAGCCGGCTGTGCAATGGAACCCACCTTATCCACCACCTGATGCACCAAACTTAAAAAGTGCAACAGCAACAGCACAGACCTTGGTAGCCAGCGTTAAGCAAACTGGTAGCTATCCTATCAAAGCAGATGGTATTGCAAACGATAATCCTTGGCTACCTATGTTAGGTCCCGAAGTGTATAGTTTAGCAGTCAATGCATTATCACCACAAGATCCATTTTTTGCACAAGAAGAACCTGTGTATGACTACTGCGGTAAGTTAGTGGGATATACCTCTACAGTTGTTTCAGGAGATCCTGCAGATACTGGTGGCAATCCCAAATTGGATGCAGTACTTGAACCGGTACAGACCACTTTTGAGTTCTTATGGATTCAAGATAGAATGTGCTGGGCAGTAACAGGCAAAGAAAGTGAACAAGTGGTTAATGGTCGTCGAGGCACTTATCTGGATGCAAATCCTGTAGTAGAATTGCATCGCGGCAGAGCACACACATTCAGTATTCCTTCCATTGACATTAGTGGGTCAGGAGTAGCAGAAGAGTTCTTTGTTTGCTATGTTGACAGTAATTTACAACCGCGCAAGGCAAACGGTCAGGTAGTCCCTTTCAATCTTGGGCTTGCACGTTTAGAAACATACGAACTGTTAGAAGATGCCAATGGATCGTTTGATGCAACTTATGCAGTCGCTCGTAAAGGCTCATTCCCAACAGGCACCACAATGTACTTTGCAGCCGAGCAACGAGTATATTCAGGTGAAACGGAACCTGCCAATCCCAATGAAGACACATGGTGGTATAATCTTGTCACATGTGATACTCAACGCTTTGTGTTGAATAGAGATTCCAACAACGAAGTCATTGATGGCACCGGTACATGGGTTGATGTATCCAATGAAGACCGTGAAGCAAAATGGTTTGGTTCGTCAAACACATTTGGTGATCTGCACGTTGATTATCTTGCTTATAGCAATCAAGATGGCTCAGTTTTTGGATTATTTAAGTTCGTTTAAGCCGTTGACAACCAATTCAAATAAGTATATACTGTAAGTTATTGCTGTATGAAGCGATGAGAAATAAGTTCAAGACGCGGGGGCAGTGCCCGCCAGGTCCACCATAAGAGATTTTATGAGTAATGTATTGCTTGCTTTATTGATAGTTGGTTTACATGGTTACTGGATTTATAAGCTGGTAACATATGATTGGACCAAATTCGACGAAGATCAAAAACAAGCTATGAAAGATTTCTTATGATGGGCCTGACACAGGATCGATTGGGCAAAGAGTAACAAAGTGGACAGCTCGGCAAAGCAGAAGCCGTAGGGTTGGGGTTTCCCGGCCGTAGAAGCAAAACAAAGTAAACGCAAACGACTCACAGTTCGCATTAGTGGCCTAAACTCCGCTTAGGGTAAGACATACCTCGTAACAGAAACTCAAGACCCGCTTCGGCGGGTTTTCTTTTGAGTTTTGCCAAATAGCATTGACACAGCATCGACAACGTGTAATAATACATACATCACTGCACAACCAGTGGTAAATAAACGTGTAGCGCAAAGCTACAACCAACTGTCTTTAATAACTATGGTCTTAGACAGTGACCAGTAAAAAGGAAGAATGATGATGTATCAATCAAAACTCGTTGCGAGTCTAAAAGCAAACGGCAAGATCCTCCGTGAATTCAAGGACACAGTCTATATCCCATTTGGCAGCGAATATAGTTTTCTAATCAAGAACCTCAACACAACACGAGCA